TATAATGAGTAAAATAGAAGTAGATCAGGTAGATCCGCAATCAGGTACAACCTTAACTTTAGGTACGTCTGGAGATACAGTTAGTATTCCTTCAGGTGTAACTTTAGCTAATGCTGGAACAGTTACAGGTATTCCGACCTCTGCTCTTACAGGAACAATTGCTTTAAATCAAATGGCTACTGGGACAGATGGAAACATTATTTCATATGATGCTTCAGGAAATCCAGTTGCAGTTGCAACAGGAAGTGCAGGACAAGTTTTAACTTCTGCTGGAGCAGGTGCGCCACCTACTTTTGCAGCTTTAAGTGCTGAAAGTAACACTCCATCTTTTTATGCTTATGCAACAAGTCATACAACTGTTGGAAATGCAGCATTAAATAGAATTGCAGTTCAATCAGAAGTATTTGATAATGGAGGTTGCTATAATCACACAAGTGGTACAGTAACTTTAAATGGAATATCTGTTCCAGATTTTCGTTTTGCACCTAATGTTGCTGGATTATATTATTTTGTTGGTGCTGTTAAAATGAATACAACAAATTTTAATGTTGGGTTAGTAAATAATTTAGGTGGAACTGGTGGAACTGAAACCTATTCTTCTTTAGTTTATGGTAATGGTATCGCAAATAATACAGTTGTTGTATCTGGATTTTCTTTAATGAATGGAACAGGTAACAATATGGTTTTAACTGCTTATCAAGAAAGTGGTGGTTCAGTAGTTACTAATAACGCAATTTACACAACTTACTTTGGAGGATTTTTAGTTAAGAAATCTTAATTAGAATATTAAAATATGGCTCAATTATCAAAAAAAATAGAACTTTATGCAGCTGCAAATGGTGTTGCCAGTGTAGAGTTTGAAAAAGATGTAAAATTAAGAGACGCTGGATCTGGAGTTTATATTTATGAATGGAATTTATCTATTTCTGAACCAACTGCTGAACAAATAGCAAGTTATGAAACAGCTGCTGATGCTGCTGAAGCAGATATTGCTGCAGAAGCACAAAATAAAATTAACAAAAAAGCATCTGGTAAACAAAAATTAAAAGATCTTGGTCTTGATGATGATGAGATAAAAGCACTGACAGGAGCATAATGAGTGAAGTAAAAGTAAATAAAATTAGCCCACGATCCGGCACAGGTGTACAGCTAGGAGATAGTGGCGATACTATAACTATTCCAGCAGGTGCAACAATTAACAACCAAGGTACGGCGACAAACTTTGGTGCAACAGGTTCAGCGTCTTGGACAACAACAGTTAAAACATCAGGTTTTACAGCAGTAGCAGGTGAAGGTTATTTTTGTAATACAACAGCTGGAGCTTTTACAGTAAATTTACCAGCAGGAGCAGCTGGAGCAGTAGTTGCATTTAAAGATTATGCAGGAACTTTTGGTACAAATAAAGTTACATTAGTTCCAAATGGTTCAGATAAAATTGGTGGTGCAGCCGCTAATAGAGAATTAAGAACAGGAGGAATTGCAGTTACATTAATTTTTATAGACTCAACACAAGGTTGGTTAGTAACTGATGATGGTTTACAAAGTAGTGTACCAGGTCCAACTTATACAGTAGATTTTTTATGTATTGCTGGTGGAGGCGGTGGTGGTAAAAATAATGGTGGGCCTGGTTTTATAGGTGCTGCTGGTGGTGGAGCAGGAGGATATAGAAATTCTTATTCTTCTGAAGCTTCTGGTGGTGGCGGTAGTTCAGAAACAAGTTTATCACTTAGTGAAGGAACGGTTTATACAATAACAGTAGGTAATGGTGGTACGGCAACAACATCTGGTAATGCTACTTCAGGAAATGGTGGAGATAGTTCTATTGCAGGAACAGGTCTTACTACAATTACTTCTGTAGGAGGAGGTGGTGGTGCGGCAGTAGATAATAGTCACACTGGAGTTGGTGGAAATGGTGGTTCTGGTGGTGGAGGAGGTGGTAATGCTACGCCTTCAGCTGGTGGATCAGGAACTGCTAATCAAGGTTTTGATGGTGGAACAACAACTCAAAATCAGTATAGTGCAAGTTCAGGTGGTGGTGCTTCTAGTGTAGGTACTTATGGTACTGGTAATGCTGGTCAAGCTGGTGGTCTTGGTTTAAGTTCTTCTATTACAGGCTCTGCAGTAGGTAGAGGTGGTGGCGGAGGTTCAGGCGCTTACAACAATTCTACAGTTGGTACTGGAACTTCAGGAGGTGGTAGTGGAGGTCCAGGAGGTGGTGGTAATGCTACAGCAGGTACAGCTAACACTGGCGGTGGTGGAGGTGGTTCTGGTGGTAATGGAGCTGGAGGAACTGCTGGTAATGGCGGAAGTGGTGTAGTTATTTTAAGAATGGCAGATGCCAACTATTCAGGAACTACAACAGGTTCTCCTACTGTTACTACAGGAGTTGGTGGATCAGATACAGTAATAATTTTTAATGGAGATGGGAGTTATACAGGATAATGGCACATTTTGCAAAATTAGGAAAAGGAAACATAGTTGAAAGAGTTGCTGTAGTATCAAACGATATTGCTACAACTGAACAAGCAGGAGTAGAATTTTTACAAAATTTATATAAAGATAGAAATTTTGTTTGGAAACAAACATCCTACAATGGAAATATTAGAAAAAATTATGCAGGTGTTGGTTTTAAGTATGACCAAACAAGAGATGCATTTATACCGCCTAGCCCTTATGCATCGTGGGTTATAAACGAAACAACTTGTTTATGGGAATCACCAATTCCAAAACCTAATGAAGATACTAATGAAATTAGGTATGAATGGGATGAAGATAATAGAGCTTGGCAACAAAAAAATTACACATATAATGCAGAAACTGAAAAATGGGAGTATAATGAGTAGTATTATAAAAGTAAATACAGTTCAGGATACAGACGGTAATAATATTATCAATGAAAGTGGCAGTACTGTTACTATTGGTAAAGCTGGAAATAATATTAGAACAGGTGGAGATAATATTCAAGCAGCAGATGGTGGAAATTTAATTAGTCAATCAGGAACTACAATTACACTTGGAGCTAGTGGTGATACTGTAGAAATTGCATCTGGTGCAACATTAGTAGGTGGTGGTATTTCTTGGCAATCTTCAATAGTTACAGCTGCAACTCATACAGCAACAGCAGGTGAAGGTTATTGGATTGATACATCTTCTAATGCCTGTACAATAACTTTACCAGGTTCTGCTTCAGTAGGAGATCACATTATTTTTACAGACTACGCAAGAAATTGGGCAACCAACGCAGTCACAATAAATCAAAACAGTTTAAAATTTCAAGGATTCACAAGTCCTAACCCAGTATATAACATCAATGGTCAATCAATAGATCTTGTTTATTCAGGAGCAACTAAAGGATGGATTCCTAATTCAGACGATGATGTAGCTTTTAAAAATCCACCTTATGATGCAGAATATCTTTTAATAGCTGGAGGAGGTGGTGGTGCATATGGTAATGGTGGTGGCGGTGGAGCTGGTGGTTTTTTAACTAATTTTGGTGGTACTGCTATTTCATTAACTGCAGGAGCAGTTTATACAATCGCTGTAGGTCAAGGTGGTGCAGGAGCGGGAAGTGGACCTAGCACTCTTCCTGGTACTAAAGGTGGAAACAGTGTTTTATCTGGAACAGGGATTTCAACAGTAACTGCTGAAGGAGGTGGTTTCGGTGCAGCTGGATCAGGTGGTACTGATGGTGGTGCTGGAGGTTCTGGTGGTGGAGGTGAATATGGTGGTTCTGGAGGAGGTGGTCCAGGTAGTGGTGGTGCTGCAACACCTGCTGGACAAGGAAATGCTGGTGGTGCTGCTCAACCAAGTTTACCAGGTACTCCAGGTGCTTATGCTGGTGGTGGCGGAGGTGGTGCTGGTGCTGCTGGTTCAAATGGTACTCCAAGTTCTGGTGGTGATGGTGGAAATGGTTTAGCAAATTCAATTACAGGTTCTGCAGTGACTTACGCTGGTGGTGGTGGAGGTGCTTCTGATCCAGCTCATCCAGCTGGAGATGGTGGAACAGGTGGTGGTGGAAATGGTGCTTCACACTCTGCTCCTGGTAGAGATGCTACTCCAGGTACAGATGGATTAGGTGGTGGTGGAGGTTGTGGAATAAATAGTCGTACTGCTGGTTCTGGAGGAGATGGTGTAGTTATTTTAAGAGTTTTAACTTCTGATTATTCAGGTACAACAACAGGAAGTCCAACTGTAACAACAGATGGCAGTCACAAAGTAATTAAATTTACAGCAGGTGGGAGTTACACAGCATAATGGCAAAATTTGTAAAAATAATAAATAATAAAGTAATTGATGCTATAGTTGCCGATCAAGAGCATATTAATTCATTACCTGATAAAGAATTTTATATGATTAATGATGGGACAAAATTTAACATAGCTGGAATAGGATATACGTATGATGCTTTACGAGATGCTTTTATACGCCCAAAACCTTACTCATCTTGGACATTAAATGAAACAACTTGTCAATGGGAAGCACCAGTTGCTTATCCAGACGATGACAATAGATATAATTGGAATGAAGAAACACAACAATGGGATGTTGACAATCGTCCATAAATAACATATCTTAATTTTTAAGGGTGGTGATGAAAAATTTAAAAGACTATATACTTCATTTAGATAATTGGATTCCTCAAAATATTTTAGATAAAAGTTTAAAACAACTTAAAAAAGATAAAACTTGGATACAACATCAATATCATAGACCTAACGATCCAGACAAACCATATAATAGAAATGGCAAAAAAGAACTTGATGTTTCTTTAGCAGAACATTTAACTTATTTAAAAGAATTACACCAACTAACTTGGAATGCATTAGAAAAATATATTATTATTAATAAAACAGGTGGAAAAGAATTTAATGGTTGGACAGGTTTTAGTCAAATAAGATTTAACAGATATAAAAAAAATCAAATTATGTCTAAACATAACGATCACATTCATAATTTATTTACAGGAGAAAAAAGAGGTATTCCAATTTTAAGTATTGTTTGTGTTTTAAATGATAATTATGAAGGTGGAGAATTTATTATGTTTGATGATTATGAAATTAAATTTAAAGCTGGAGATTTAATTGTGTTTCCATCTGTATTTTTATATCCACATTTAGTTAAACCAGTAAAGAAAGGAATAAGATACTCATTTGTATCTTGGGCATATTAAATGACTAAACCTGTAATTAATAATATTTTTCCAACACCTATTTATACAACAAAAATGGATAGAGGATTTACAAAACAAGAATTAAATTTTGTAAAAGAACAAAAGAACCATTGCACAAATAATCAAGGCAATATTAATACAAAAGATAATTACATTTTAAATAGAAAAGAATTTAAAAATATAAAAAAGTTTTTAGATAAACATTGCAAAAATTATTTAGATACAGTTATATGTCCTAAAGATAATATAGAAATTTATATAACTCAATCTTGGTTAAATTATACAGAAGCTAATCAATTTCATCATAAACACGAACATCCTAATTCAATAGTATCTGGTGTACTTTATTTTGATTCAGATATAAAAAATGATAAAATACTTTTTAGTCATAGTAAAGGTTATCAACAAATAAGACCTACAATAGATAAAACAAAATTTAATATATGGAATTCCGAAACTTGGTTTTTTCCTGTAGAAACAGGTAATTTATTTATGTTTCCATCATCAACAACTCACCAAGTAGAGACTAAAAAAGGAATTAATACAAGAATAAGTTTAGCTTTTAATACTTTTTATAAAGGATCTGTAGGATCTAATTCTGAATTAACAGAGTTGATACTATAGAAATATAGTATATAATCTTTAGATGGAGACAGGGCACCACCACATACCCCCTGTCTCCTTTTAAGGATTATTTATGAGTTTAGGATTTGACGCAATATCAGCATTACCATTTGCTACATCAACCAATATTGGTTCA